CCCAGTAATATCAAGGGTTTAAACGTTATTTAGTTATCTAAGTTACTAAAGTTACCCATTTTTCTATTAAAGGCTATATATTATATATATTTTTTTATTTATTTATTTTCTTAAGAGCCGATATAGGAAACTCAGTAACTTAAATAACTATTCATCTAAAAACATTGTCATATCAACGTTTATACGAGTTATCGAAAAAATAGTTTAGTAACTCTCAGTAACTATTCATTAAACTTTTTTCCTATTGATGGAAGTTACATTGTTTTTTTCTTCTTTATCTTCAGTTGAGAATAGATTTGCTCCCGAAATTGAATCAGTTATTAAAGAATACAAGTTACGGATTATTAAATACTTGCAAGGTAATTATTCGGACCAGGATCATGCGGTAAAACAAACGATAGATAAAATTATTAATTTTTTTATCGGTGTTGAGCAAGACATGAATCCAAAAATTAATGATTGGTTTAATCATGATGAAGCTGCAGCAAGATTGGTTATGGAATTAACGTTAAACTTCTCACTTAATGGTTGGTTATATGTAAAAGAATCTGTGGCCAACTATGAAAATAAATTAACGGACGAGCTTTCACAAGAAATATTCAATCGTGCAATGTTGCATTTTAGGAAGGTGAAATAAATGCCAGCAATTCATTATCGATATTCAGAAAAAGAATTGAAGGAAATATTGGATACATTAGAAATTATGGTGGATACAAGAGAACAGAAAAACCAACACGTACTTGATTATTTTCGCAAAAAGAATGTTCCATTCAGACTTAGAAAAATTGATACAGCCGACTATTCAGCGGTAATTCCTAAGAATCCTGAGATGGGCATTACACGAGATATTTACCTTTGCGCCGGAGTAGAACGTAAAAACGGTGTAGACGAATTGGTTCAATCAATTAAAGATCGTACGAGATTTGAAAATGAATTGATTCGTGCTGCTAAACATCCATTTGTTCTACTTGTGGAAGATTTAAAAGGTTATCAAAAAATATTAAAAGGTGAATATATAAGCCAATACAAACCAGAAGCGTTACTGGGTAGTTTAAAAACATTTGAAGTGCGATATGGGTTTTCAACAGTATTTATTGAGCCGGCTACAACAGGTAATTACATATATCATCATTTCTTATACATGGCTCGTGAGTATCTAAAAAAAGGCGTTATATGATGAAAAATAAAACAATTAAGGGAGAAATAAGTCATGACTAAAATTCAATTGAACGTATTATTCAAGAAAATGCAAAAGGACGATAAAAAGGAAGTTTTAATGTTTCATGTATTAAGTGATGAATTGCCACATGCTGATGATCTACTAAAAATGCCAGGTACAATTGTCTATCTAGTTGTGGAGAAAAGTGAAGTTGAACCAATCGGTGCGGAGTTCGCAAATATTCAACGTGATAGCAAGAAAACAGCAATTAAATTAAATGTAAAAAGTGATGCGAAAGGTGTAGTAAATCAGCTTTATCCTTTCGCTGGTGGAAATGTTGATATCATTCTTGAGCCTTCTCAAATGTCTATTGATGAGTTTTATGAGGAACCACATGAAGGTGTTGAGTATAACGTAAATCCTGATGGGACAACGGATGTTGCTCCTGGTCAATTAAAGATTGTAGATGAAGAAACGATTGCTGAATAAACATATGTCCTGGGCTTCGGCTCAGGATATTAATACAATTTGAATTTTTGTAAAGAAATAATGAGGAGGAATCAGAATGACTTATGAAGTTATAGATTATTGCGCTAAATGCGAAGAGAAAATAGAGAACTGTGAATGCGAATGTAGAAAGTGTGATGAGTGGCTGCATAATTGTAAATGTGAAGAAAAGTAAATGAAAGTGTTAATTGAATACAATCGACACATTTCGACATGGAAATGGCCGTCAGAATCATAGTAATTTGAAGTTTTATTTCTTTATAAATCCAAATAGATATGGAAGCGTTAAAACGTCTTAGAAATGAAAATAAACGTGTTTTATGAGATTTGTTGTTTTTAATAGAAAGTAGGTGAATCATCATTTGTTTGACTGGCTAAAAGATTATCAGAAATTAGAAGAAGAAATTGAGTACTTAGATTACAACTTAGATAAAACAAAAGCTGAATTAAAACGCTGGGTCAGTGGTGATTTGCGAGAGGTACGTTTAACTGCTGAATCGGAAGGTGCAAAGGTAGAAGAACGTATTGAAGCAATTGAATATGAGTTAGCACATAAGATGAATGATATGTATAAATTGAAAAAATTAATTAGTAAGTTTAGGGGTTTGGATAATAAAATACTTAAAATGAAATATGTGGACGGTATGACGTTGGAACAAATAGCTGAAGAAATCAGTTATAGCTCTAGTCATATTAAAAAGAAACATGCTGAAATAGTTCGGTTGATTAAATTCGTAGAACGAGAAGGTATCATTTAGGTTCACTCCTAAAGTGAATCGAAACTCTTGAAAATATGATTTATAGTAATAACATAAGAAATTGACGAAAGGGCAACTGGTGCACGGTTGCTCTTTTTAATAGCTCATAATAGGAATGCATGTTCTGTCTATGTTATAATTATATTGGATTATAATTCCAAGAATAATTATGGAAAGGGATGTTGCATAGGTGAATAAGTTAGATAATTTTATTGAGAGAACAAAAGCATATGTGGTTACAGATTTAGAAGAAAAATTACTTCTTGAAAAATTTAAAGAAGAAGTAATTCCATATATGGAAAGAATTAAAGCGAGTTTGGATAGTGTAGAGGGTTATGATTACTTTATATCTGTAGGGGATAAAATTTCAAAATTAAAGATACATGGTAAGGAATTTGTAATCATGATTGAATCAGGAGAAAATTGTATTACAATTAATGCTCATAATAAAGCTGACAAATTTGTCGAAGTGGAAAGAATTATTTTAAAAGAGGGCAATCTATTCAGCACAAAACGTAAACAAATATTCACCGAAGATATATTAGTAGATTATTTAAATGAGACCTTCGAGAGTATTATAGGTCAATAAGTAACTTGAAGCATTCCTTATGGAGTGCTTTTTATTATATAAAAATTATATAGGTGGTGTAGATATGACTTTGACGTTGCATAATGGAGATTTGAATAAGTTGGCAAGAGATACTTCACATGACAGTATCGTTTTAAAAGTTGGTGAACAAGAGATTGTAACTCTGAAAAGCAATGGAGATATCTATGTTAAAGGTAAGCTTGTTGAAAACGATAAAGAAGTTGTAGATGGTATGAGAGAGTTCTTAAGGTTATCTAGGTAAAGATAAGTGCAAACGTGTTGCATTTGAAAGAGGTGGTGTATGACAATGCTTTGGTTATTAGGTTATCTAATAGTAGGTATGGTTTATGCATCGTTAGATATTTATTCCGTCACAAGGGAAGCAATTAAAAATGATAAAGATCATGGGCATTTAATTCTAATGTCATCTTTATTTCTTGTCTTTCTTCTAGCGATATTCTGGCCTGCTTTACTAACAATGAAGATTGCTACATGGATTAATAAGAAAAAGGAGAGTGAGCTTAAATGATTACTGAAATTAGAAAAACAATATCAGGTACAGAGTATTGGGATAACAAAGAAAAACGAAGTCTATTTGTTCCAACTGGTGAAGAACCAGGATTCGAAGTAACTGTTAATCCTGAGAGTATGATCTTGGGTGTGGACTTATCCAGTAAACCAGATACTACAGTAGTGACAGTACCCTTTAATGATATGACAGTGAAAGAATTACGTGAGTATGCTGATGAGTTAGGTATTGAGATTCCAGCTGATGTTAAAAAGAAAGAAGACATCATTGAATTACTATCATGAAGTACTGTGACTTTAACGGCTGCCATAACAAGATAAGCAAAGGGCGTTACTGTGAAGAACATAAGCGTAACAAACCAAGGAAGAAGAAAGATAAGAAGAACATCTATCATCATGATAACAAACCATTCTATCGTACTGATGCATGGAAGTATGTCAGGTCAAAGGTATACGAAAGAGAGAAGGGTTGCTGTCAACGATGTGGACAGTTCGTCTTTGGTAGGCGTGCTCATGTTCATCATGTAATACCAATCAAAGAAGATCCAACTCTTAAATTAGAAGAGAATAACCTAAGATTACTTTGTCCAGTTTGTCATACAATCGAAGAGAATGAGGATAAAAAGAAAACAGTTTTCCCAAGTTATTTCAAAAAATGAGGTGATTCATATGAAGATGCCACGAACAATACATTGGTGCTTAGATAAAGCGTGTGGATGGACAGAAGCAACACATAAGTTACGTGAAGGTTTGAAATGTCCAAAATGTAACGGACCAACGAATTGTAAATTTGTAGAGAAATACAAAAGCCCCCCTATCAAAAATTAAAATTTCCTCTCTGGGGAGGATAGGTAGCGTAGGGGGCATTTCTATCGTTAGACAATATTTTTAAAAAATAAAGGGGGGTGTGAAATGTCTACGAAAAAAGAGCGTCAAAAAATTGTTGCCGATAAAACAGAAGCTGAGAAAAATCGGATATTAAAAATAATGCGTGATGCAGATATTTACACCCTTACTTTAGATCCATTAATTGAATCCTATTTAGATATATTTGAAGTTTATATGACGATGTTTATCGAGTGGAAAGAAAAAGGGTTTCCAGCAACGCAGCAACACACAAATAAAGCTGGTGCTACAAATAATTCGAAGCATCCATTAGCACAGCAAGTAGAAACTTGGTCTGATAAGAAAACCAAAGCATTAGATTTATTGGGACTTAC